CTTCTGAATGGCAATGTCATTCTGAAGTTTGTTTGCTTTAGTGATTAAGTCAGCATCCCCCGACTCCACAGCTTTGCGATAAACATCGTCAATCTGAGCCTCTTTGGACAAAAGAGCTTCCTGCTCTTTCTCTAAAACCGCACCAGATTGTTGGGTCGTGTATTGGCGATACTGTTGAAGCTCAGCCTCTTTTTGTAAGGCTATCTGCTCAAGCTGTTGCGCTCGCGCTTCAGTTTCTCGGTTCTTTTGATTTAGCTTATTGATTCGCTTAGAAACCGACTTGGTATAGTTTTCAAGCTCGTCGCCTTCACTTACACCCTCAACTGGATCTTCAACAACCTCAATTGATACCTGCTCTTCTTGAATTTGTTCTGCGTTTTGATTTTCTATCATGTGAAACTCACTATGTCTTCTGGGTCAAGGATGGTGCCAATCACCTCGTCATCGTTGATAATTCGCACTTCTTCGCCATCTTCTAGCTTGAAACGCGCCCCGGCATACCTGCCAATCAACACCCATTGCTGCTCTTTACACCAAGGAGTGTCGCCAAACTTCTCTTTATCTGCGTAGCAAAGCGGCCCCATCTTGATCACGGCAGCAACAACCGTAGCAAGGGCTTCGCGGTTAACCGTTTCTTGTAAAAGATGGATTCCGCCGTCTGATGTCTTTCTTCCTTTAAAGGGAAAAACAAGCATCCGCCAGCCCGTGGGGTCTGGCATACGCTCAATGGCTGTTTTGTCTAAAAGGGTTGGATCAAGAAATCGCTCACCACTTGTGACGTAAGCCTCTTCGGTTGTAGGTTTAGTCAAAATTACACTTCCTTATAGTATTGTCTAATTGTTTCCTCAACCAAGTATATAACCTCAAGCTGTCCTTGCAAAGATTTATAATGTTCCATATCTTTTAGCACACCATCCATCATGACCTCGCGGATTAACTCTTTCCGCTCACCAACAACCCTCTTCAACCTTGAACCAAGGTCTATATCATCCACTAAACTTTCTCATGAAAGTTAAAGCCACGGGTTGCAGCGCCTGCGCCACGGGCCTTTATCACCTTAATCTTGCCACCCATCGTGCGGCGAACCAGCTCTGGAGTGGTGGGGGTAGACTTAATTTTTTTCTGAGGTGAATCAACTTTTTCAATCTTGCTTAAATCTTTCATTTTTTGCTCCTAGATGGTTTTTTAGCCTTTGTCTTTTTAACTACATCTTTCTTTGCAGGTTCTGGCTCAGGCTGTACGGCTTCCTGTACGGTTTCTTCAACAACCGCTTCAACCACAGGCTCTGCCTTTTCAAGCGGTGGTGGTGGCTCGGTGCCATTGATGCGAGCCATTTTGGTTGCAATCCTGTGATCGCTAACTCTTTGTTTCTCGGCATCTTCAGCTTCTTTTTTAGCAGTCAAAGCCTTTTCAACTTCACGTTCTAATTTTTTCTGTACTTTCAGAGCTTCAATTTGATCTCTGACATAACTGGTTGAGCTTCTAGTCGCCATTATCGGCCTCTCTTGTTTTGCATATCTATAAGTTTTAATTCAGCCTGTTGTTCTAGTCGGCGTATTGCCACATCAAGCTTATCGTCGGCAACGTCTTTTTGCACGTCAATGCGCTGCTTAGCAATTTCAGTTTCAAGCAACTTCTCTTCAGCGCGTTGCTGTTGCTTGGCGTCAAACTGACGGTCATCCATGTCAATTTCTTTGTCTTTTAACGCAAGCTCTTGCTCACGAATTGCGACAAGCGGGTCAGTGTCATCGTTCTGACCAATTGACTGCAACAACTCTTGAGTAAGCTGGGCAAGAATTGGAGCAGAATACTGCTCTATCCCCATCTGAACCTGAGAGTTCATTTGAGCCAGTTGATCTGGCGGAACCTGCCCAGATTGCTGAGCCTGCTGAACCTCTTGCATCTGTTGTTGCAGCTCAGGAGGTAACTGTTCTTGTGCCATTTGAGACGCCATAAACTGTAAGTGTTGCATCATGTGACCAATGATCACGCCCTGTAACTGAGGGTTTTGCGTAACTACCGCTGTCAAAAACAACGACTTGTGCGCGTCAACGTGCGCCTGATGATTCTGTTGCTCAAACGCCTGTGCTGGCTGACCCATCAACAGGCCAGAGTTCTCTAGGCCAGCATCAATCGGCATAGGCGGTTGAGGCGGCTGAGGTGGCATTAGCAAGCTTTCAATATCATCTACACCCAATGCCGCATACATCCTTCTATAAGCCTCGTAGATGCCCTGCGGCCCGTGTATCTCAGGGTTAGACTGAACCATCTGCATCAGCTCTTGGGCCATTGTAATACGTTGGCTTTGGCTAAAGATGTTTGGATCAGAGACTGGGATAACATCAACCCTGCCGTCAAAGTCTGCGCCCATAACTTCTTGAGGGCCGTTGCTTGACTGGTAGGGATAACTCGGTGGCAGGTACTCAGCAAATACTTTAGCGAGCAACTGAAACTCTATTCTTTGGCTGTAGTGCAGGCGCTTATGAATGGCGCTCATAACCTTGGTTCCACGCTCCAATAGAGCCACTGTAGTACCTACGGGCATGGCTTGATTTACATCACCTACATTCGTATCAGCAATAGACGCAAACCGCTTACCTGAGTCCACAAGCAGCCCTAGTAGCTGCATGAGCACATTAGAAGGCTCTTTGATCGGCAGGGGTATTAAGTTCTCGCGCAAGCTTGCGCCAGTGGTATCTATGTCACGGAACTCGCCCGGCTGTAGTGGGCTGTCCTCGTCACGAATACGCATACCGCGAGCTTTGAAGCCTGCTGGCAGGTTAGCCAGTGTGCCTGCATCAATTAACTGTCTTAGGATTGAGGTGCTTGATTTAGCTATGCCACCAATCATGTGGCTTAGACCTAGACCGTAGAATCCAAGGCCGGGCAAGAACTTGTACTGAACAAAATAATTAATTTTATTCTTGAGCGGGTCACCTTCAACGTAGTTTCTACGGATCGAAAGCACCTTGCTGCTCTGCTCATCAACTGTGACGATATATGGCAGCTTTAAACCTGTAGGCTCGCCGTCTTCACCCAAATCTTCGTAGCCAGCTATGTCAAGAATGGTGTGGGTTTCAAACACCACGCGGTCACGATCTTCTTGGTATGCAGGCTCAATGCCTTGAATCTCGTCTATCTCTTCTTCAACTTCGCTGCGGCTGACGTTTACACCGCCACCCTTTAGCTCTACATCAGCGTAAAAACCGCTAAGCTGCTGCTTTTTAATCTCATTGCGGCTCATAAGTAAGACGTGAGTGACGCGCTCGGCGCTGCTGAGGTCGCTTGCCTCGTAGGGAACCACCAGATCTTCTGGCGCGATAAATTTGCTCATGGCACGGCTTTGAGCGGTATCGAAGTAAACTTTCTTAAACGCAGAGCCTGCCAGTGGCAAATAGAACAACAACATATCCATTTCGGGGTCGTATTCTTGCATGATGTTCATGATGTAATAGTTCATGAACTGCTGAACACGGTCAGCCTGCATCTCTACTTCTGGGCTGCGAGCGCCAATAATTTCAGTCTTAACTGGGCCTTTGGCTGGCAGTAATTCTTTGTAAGCTTGAGCTTGGAACTGGGTCACAGACTCAGCCAAGATAGGGTGAACAACGCCCGAAGCGCCTGCAAACGGCTGGCTTCTTGCCTCGTCAAACTTCATGCCCAGATACTTGAGGCCGTCAGTGTAGGTCTTTTCCCAATCTGCGCGACTTTCTTTGTCGGATTTAACCGAATCAATGACATCGCTGGCAAGCTTTGATAAATCACTATCGTCAATAAATTCAACAAGGTTTGCGCCAAAATCAATCTGCGACTCTTCTAGCTCAGGAGCGTCAATCTCATCATCAATTAAAATGTCTTCTTCAGTAACCAAGATTTGAGCTGCGTTACGGATTTCATCGTTTCGAGTCATCTCTGGCTCGACTTCCATAGCGTTGCCCATAGGCATAATGTCTGGGTCGTTTTCCGTGCCTAAGCCGCGTTTCTCAATTGCCATTAGTAATATACCTGTCTGTCACGTCTCAAAAACTCAGCCTCTTCGGGGTAATCGTTGCTGAGAGCTAAAAATCCACCCTGCCTAAAGCGCATAAGCGCCATCGTGCTGGAGTCGCAGTAATCGTCATTCTCGCCAAAGGGAAAGCTTGCCATTTCTTCAATAACTTCTTCAGCAAATGTTTCATCTGGCGCCCAGACCATGCCCGACTCAAAAATCGGCGCTACGCTGTTCATACGCGCAATCTTATCTTGACCTCGGCTTGGTGTATAGGCTGTGACTGGAATGCCCATGCGCCTAAGCTCTTGGGTCAAAGGTGTGCCAGATGCCTTGGCTTCAATCAGAACGCAGTCTGGCTCCCAGTATTTGTACTCATCGTAAGCCAGTCGTTTTAGCTCTGGAAAGTCTAGCCTGACGCGCTTTGCGTCCAACAAAATGATTTGATCTGTATCGGTATTGGGCGGCTGAAAAATAGCCCAAGTAGTGATAGCCGAGTAGTCGGCGGTTTCTTTTTTACAAAACGCTGTATCGTATGACTGAATAATATAGGTGTATGCAGGCACAAAGTCCTCGTC